CTGAAGCAACTGCATCAGTGTTGTAAAATTGTTGTTTTGATTTTTTGCTATTTCGAGACTGTGAGCATCGTGTACAAGATCTCCGGATTTGGTCTTGAAGGGGAAGGCTTTCTTTAGATTTCCGTTTTCAGTGATATCCACAAGAGTTTGTATAGCAAACGAATACATCAGTCCTGGCCTTTAACTTTGTCCCAGTACTGTAGATCGGGCTCGAGATAGTCATCCAGTTTCTTTTGCCAGTCTGGATTTCTGCGTAGCCATTGTTCCAACTGCTGTTGGCCTACTTTCTCTAATTTTTGAATATCTTTCCTTTTGTGCCTGATGTGTCTCTCGTGTGGGATATTGCCCATGCACAACAATCTGTTTTTTCTTGCAAAGTTCACTATCCTATCGTTGAGTCCGTCATCCACTTTAATCATATGCTGAGGTTTGATATCCTGCATAATGTCGTGTATTCTGAAAGTTCCTCTATGGAAATGAGGCCACTGTTGCATTATCTGTTCATTTTCCCACCACGAGTACCAAGGCAAAAGATACATGAAATCTCTTATGCCCGACCACCATCTCTCGTAGGGCTCTCTGACCGTTGTGAAAATTTCCGATTGATCGTTGTGCTTTTCGAAAGGTGGTTGTTGCAGAATCAGAGAATCGGTCTCATAATCTCTTTTCAACCATCTCTTGATGTTTCTGCCGGCCGACATATCGTGGTCCAGATATCTCATCCTTTTCAGTTCACCCCAACCCTCGGGTAGTTTTTCTGGCAGAGACCAGAGTATGGGTGTCTTGTCTCTCAGTTTGGAATCGGCACTGAGTATGATTTTTATTCCTTCTTCTAAAAATGTTGGCATAAGAATATTTAATCACTAAAAAAGGGCGAACCTAAAAAATAGATCCGCCCTTTTGGTAATCCAGTCTGTTGACTAGTGGTTATGCTTACGCATCACCCCTTTGGTCAAACATTCCGTAGATAGCATCATCACCTGATGAGCCTACGCCCTCTGGTAATAATGTTCTGATTTTAACGTGAACGTTACCTGCTGAGTCACCGATGCTTAGACTTGCTAAGATGTCAGTCTCAAGGTCCGCTTCAGCGTCAGCGATCACAGTTGTGTCAACATCCATGTTGATGTCGCCTGCTGAGTCCGCCGCATTGAACTGACCTGGTGTGCCTTCAACAACGAATTGATAAGAGTCGATCGAGTCATCTGCATCGATGGCCGCCGCCTCTGCCGCGTCGTTGTCAGTAGCCTTAGCGGCAGTTCTGTATGAAGCCGCTAACAATGTACCGTTCTTGTTTACTACTTTTGCTGTCTTGTCGAATGCTGAATTCAACGATTCTAAAGAAGTCGCTGAAGCCGTGATAGCATCATCGAAGATAACTTCAACGAAAGTCAAACCCTTGCCGTTGAAAGCCTGTCTTCTGACAAGATCAGTTGATCTGTTTTGTGTAATTGGCATTGTAAATCTCCTTAAAATTTAAAATTACATTTCTAAGTCGTTTACAACTGCTGTCGTTCCACCATCGTTCAAGTTGATTGAGTCAACTGTTCCTAACGCCTTGATAGCCGCTAAAAGAGTTGATGCAGATCCACCTTCTGTCTGAGTAGTCAATGTAAATGAACCACCTGCTGATGCTGGTGCTCCCACGAACATATCTGTACCTTCAACGATGTATGTTTTTGATGCATTTGTATCGAACAAAGGACCAGCACCTACGATGTTACCGTATTGTCTGATCGTGTTTTCGATTGCGTTTAACGTCTCACCTTTTGCTAAGTGGTTCGCTAATTCTTCGCCAGCGTCAACTGTTAAGAACTCAAGGTCTTTGCCTAGTAATTCACCATTTGCCGCAACGAAAGTTGTGTTGTTTTCTGAAATTGCCATTTTTAATCCTCCTTTTTTCTCTGATTTAAATGACTGTGACGCCGCTCAGGCATCACGTTAAATTTATTTATGGTAATTAATGGTAAATTCTGCTGTATTATATTGATTTTACCCAAACTTCATCACTTTTAGTGCGTGTTTGCTGTTTATAGCCTAGACTTTTCAACATACTGTCAACACGCCTACACACTCTGGGTCTTTTCAATCTTTTCATTTCGATATTGATGACAGGAGCGTTTCTCTGTATAGTTTCCATGGCTCCCTCGATCACATTGTCCTCGAATCCGTCAACATCGACTTTGATGAAATCGATCTGATCCAGTCCAAAACTGTCCAATGTGAGACACAATATTTCTCCTGGCTTGTTTTTTAGCACCTGGTCTGTTTTATTTTCAAAACAGGCGCTGTGTTCCTTGTTGCTTAGGCCAACTTGGTGTAGTTCTAACCTGTCGCTCGTTTCTATGTTTCTTTTGAAGCATTCCACGAACAGAGGATTAGGCTCAAAACTGTAGACCTTGGCAAAATCTTTCAAAAGAAATCTAGTCCACATACCCACATTGGCTCCTATGTCGATACAACTTCTCCAATTTTTTACATAACCATAGGCAATTTTTCTGAGATCACCTTGACCATCACCACAATCTTTGATAAATTTTGGTTCATTGAATCCGGAATAAGCGACCCAGAAATCTCTTTCTGTTGTGTCCATTATGAATTATCTAGTTTGAGTTCTGTTTGTGAAACCAAAGACAAAGAAACAGATTTGTTGTTCTCTCCAACAGAATCTCCCAATGCTCTAATTGATTGTTGCAGTGAGGCCGCGGTCCAGCCGGATCTCTCCATGGTGACATCTATTCTGCCAGTTGCGGCATTGTCTATCCTTTGATACAGTATGGTGCCTCTTTGTAGTATGGTTCTAATTATATTATGCACTGTCTCGTTGTAGTCCAGTTCCGTTCTAAGGTCTAAGACACTGGAGTCTGACTGCACAACAGTGATGTGGAAAAATTGTACATCTGCTCCGGCGAAGTTGTCTGTGCTACCAATGGCATCTGTGACTTTGAAATTTTTTGGTTCTATGGGCATAACGATATTTATTTTTTAGAATTTTTTGCTCTTTCGGCTATACTTTTCAGGAGTCGAACAAATGTAAATCCACCTTTTGCTATGTCGTCGACCATCTGCATGATAGGCGCATAAGAACTGGCAAGGTGTCCTGCGATTCCTTTGCCTTGTTTGGCCATGTCATATGCCATCTTGGCTCGTCTTATGTTGCTGGGTCCAACCAGTATCCTATATGCCGTCAGTTCTTCTGGCGTCATTGGAACATCTTTGGTGTTACGTTCTGCGTCTATGACATTGTCTAGTTCCAGTTTTTGTTTGTTACTGAATTCTTCTGCTTTCTTGGCAAGGTCTGTGCCTGGTAACTTTGCCCTTAGGGCCTGTAGTAATCTTGTGACTGTGACTTTTTTCCTGTTAGCATCTAGATTTCGATAGTCACTGATTGCTCTCCTTAGGTTCCTGTAATCTGCGTTCTTTATCGCCAAAGCGTTTTCTAAATTGGTAAGGAATTGATAGTCATCTGCGAACTTTCTGAGGTATCTTTTCACCGCCAGTGTAGGCAATGACGACCTCTGCCTCAGAGCGTTGGCCTGGTTTTTATTAGCGAGTTTGTTGATAATGTTCTTGTCGCCATCGACCACCGCCAACATATTGTGAAGATCGTTGGCCGTTGTCCTTACCCGATCAAATGTGCCATAGGTGAGAGTTTCATTACCATATTTCTTGACCCACCCTGCCGTTTGTTCAAAATTCTTAAGAAGGCTCAATGTAAGAAAACTTAGGTAAATTCTTTCCTGAATTTCCTGGAATGTGAATCTCTGCAGGTCAGCATTTCTCCTTACCACTCTGGCTTCAGATACATACTGTAAAAAGGGTGTTTTCATATTCGTATTTATAGTATGACAAAACGTAATTTAATATTGACCGATCTGATGAAAACGGGCAATCATTTGGCTATCGAAAAGTTCTTTAGTCATAACTCTTTGCCAGAGAAATTTGACTATGTTTCAGATTTCTATACATTGGATGGAATGGATCTCACAAACTATGATCGCAAATTTGCCATTATAGATCATAGAATGGATAATCACGCACTCTGGCACAGCAATACATATTGGCAAGATCTACAATCCAGATTAACATATCTCAAAGAAAAGAACTTTGTTTTCATATTAGCATATCCATGGGAGACACATTCTAATATGTCTTGGTACAAGCAATATGACAGATATCTAGAAGATGTCAAAACTATAAAATGGTCAGGTATGGACAATTGGTTCTGGGTCATGATGTACGATCGATACATTGGACACACTTTCAAGTTTGATCATAAAATTAAAAAATTTGATTTTTTTTACCTGAACAAGGTAGAAAGAGAACATAGGAAAAAACTCTTTGATCTTTTTGTGGAAAAGAATTTGCTAGACAACAGTCTGTTTAGTTTTATCAACAGAGATATAAGACTCAAACCCGAATATGAATTGCCATGGGTGGATGCTAAAAATTATCCACTATATGGTCATGACAGAGATATTTTTGAACCACCGTACAATCATACAGCAATCAATATTGTAAGCGAATCCACAGTTGAGGGTAAAGTTTTCATTACTGAAAAAATCTGGAAACCGATACTGGCACAACAAATATTTGTGGTTCATGCATGGCCTGGTTATCTCGAGCATCTTAAAACTTTGGGTTTCAAAACTTACGGAAATTATTTTGATGAATCCTATGATGAATGTAAAGACCAAAAAGAACGTGTGAGAAAGATAGTAAAACTTTGCCAGCATCTAAAAACAATTGACTACAACACGCTGTATCAAAACACCCAAGAGGTGAGAGAACACAATGCCAAACATTTCTTTAGTACGGAACATCTGTCACGTAGCGTCAATAAAACAATATTAAACTTTTTGGAATTTTTTGATAGCAGTGAGATTTTTTCTGCTGAATCCTAAACGGTCTACTAATTTAACGGCACCACCATCTGTACCAACAGCAACGAAACCTTCTGGATCTGTAACTTCTAATCCGTTGTCAGTCTGAGCAAATGTTCCCACCTGCATGGCCTGATTCATTTTTTTAAGTGCCTTTTGTTTCATTGCCTGTGTCTGTTTGTAGAAAGCCAACATGGCCTGTAATGGTTTACGTATTGTGGCCATGAATTTTGGCATATCTTTCATTTTTTGTTGTCTCAATGCGATTGCCTTTGGTGCCTTTAGTCCCGCGGCCTGTTGCTTCATCCTCTGCAGGTAAAATTGCTGGAAGCCTCTTAAGAATTCATTTGCGTTAGTTGGAAGTCGTCCTTGTTTGACTTCAGAGTTGATGAACATCTGAAACATTGGAATAAAATCTTTGTTTGACACTAGCATTGCCGATAGGTTCTGTGGAACTCTAGCCAATAAGTTTTCCAGAACTCCTATGCCATTTAGAAAGTCTTGTGATTCATCCGCAGTGAAAGTTGCTGATCCAGAAACATTTTTGTAAGAAGCATTATCAAACCAAACATCGGGAGACTTGTTGAAACTGTTTACATCAACACCTGCCTTGGCGTCCATTTCAGAAAGTGTCTCACCGGTATAGGTCGTGTGGAATATTATTCCGACCTTAGCGTTTTTTATCTGTTCACCTATTTCTGATGATTCAGGCACGGCGTAAACTATTTCGTTTGGTTTAAAGGTCACAAATTGTTTGCCATTTATCTTTTGGCCGACTAGGTCATTGTCCGTGAACATCATATCGCCCTGAACAACGCCCTGGATATTTAATTTGGGTAGGTGGACAAGACATTTCAGTAATTTTTGTCCTAGGTCTTCGGTTCCGTGATTTTTGGCAATGTCTTGTTTGGTGTAATTTATTTTTGGATTTTGGGCAAAAACACTTTTGGTACCAACAAAAAATTTTCCGTTGTCTGGATTGGTTCCACAAACAACGGCGGGGGCACCGTCCCATTTTACCGATACCTGTACAGCATTGGCACCATCACCTTTCAACATAGAATAAAGGTCTTTGAAATAGCCAACAACTGCCTGTCCTCCTTGGTAACCATTTGTCAGTATGATGTCCTCGACGTGTTCTAGATGTGTTCTTTTAAATTCTTTGAGTATTTCCTCGACAAGCATTAATCTTCCTCGTCTCGGAGTTCGCCTTCCTTGATAGATAGAGATTTTTTGACTTCCTTTAGTTCTTTTATCTTGCTCACTCCTTTGGTAAATTTGTTGCCATCTAGATTTTTGATTGCTGAATTAAATTTTTTTTCGAGAATATATGCGGTCTCTGGATCAAAATTTTCTCTTATGTAATGCACAAGATTAATGGCCGAGTCTATAATGTGTGATGCTCGACTCTCAACAAAATTTTCGGGTTCTTTGTTGAATCTTACACTGGCTAGTTCTTCTAAAATACTTTTGGTTTCTTTGTGCATAATTCTATTTAAGTAATAATAACATAAAATTTATTTTTGTCTAGATATTTACTTTGATCGGGTACCAAGAATATCAAGTAAGATTACTGAAAAAACCGCAATTAAAAGCGATTATACCTTCTTGTACACAAAATATTTACGTTGATTGGTATCGTCTCTGATGTCCAAAACTTTGAAGTTTAAATTTTCAGCAAGTTCTATTATGAACGGCACGTTCCAGGCAAAAAAATCCACCCATTCGGATTCTTTCTTGTCGTGAGGTAATCCAGGATTGACTCTGAAAAACATAAAGCCATCGTCCTCGAGTATGTTGGCACACTTGGCCACCTCGCTAACGATCTTGTCTCGTGATCCAAAATTCACGGATCCCAGACACAGTATCACATCATATTTTTGTTGTGGTTTGAAATCCATTATGCTTGTCTTGAAGTCTGCTTTGTCGTTGTAAGGGTCAATTCCTGTTAGATTGTCTATCTTGCCTTTGAATTCGTTGTATCCGCAACCCACGTCCAAGACCGCTCTCGGTTTGAGGTTGTTGACTTCATCTATCAATTGTAGGCCAGAATATTTCCATTTTTTCATGTCGGCCTGCCAGTACGTAGAAAAATATTTGTCCAGCACCGCATTGTCGATGGCGTTCACATATTGTTCTATGGTGTCATATCTTTTCACTGACACACCAAATGTCTCCTGAATCCACGGATCGGTTATCAGTCTGAGATCGTTCTGGCTGTGCCCAAGCAGTCTGGCAAATATTTTTTTGTTCATACAACTATATTATATTATTGTCGACTTTAGGTCTATATCTTTTTCTTGATTGGCTTTGATAATATATCTCTGGTCTTGTCCGTCATCACACCTGTGATTACCAACATTGGCCTAGGTCGGTTGCTGGCGTTTGCCGTTGCGTGTGGAATGTTGGGCCAATCGAATTTATGTATGTCGCCTGCCCTCCATCTGTCAAACTGCTCGTTGCCATACATTATGAACTGCCCTGGCTCCCAGTCTTGAAGCATCACCATTATGCGAACAACATTGGTTGGGTCAGCATCCAAATCATACAACTTGTCTATGTGCATATTCAACACCTCGCCTGTGAACTGTATGTGTAGTTTAGATTTGGTAGGTTCCATTGCAAAGAAGTCAGTCATTCTTTGCAGGGTTGGACATTTTGCGAAGTCCTTGAGTCCTCTGTAGATTGTCATCTTGGGATCAGCACCCGCTGTCTTTAGATCATTCTCTTCTGCTTCTACATCCACATTTACATTTTCTCTGCCTGTGCCTTCTCTACGGTTTGACCAGTTAAGTGGCTTGGCATCTTCTATCACTGCCTGTAGTTCTGTCTGCCACCCGCCTGTGAACTTGCCCAAGTGTTGGACACAGTCAGTGTCCTTATGCCACTTGTTGAAATGATAGTTGCTCCGTGCTTTAGACTCTTCCCAATTACTTGTAGACATATACCTTGATATCTTTGCTCGCGTAGTTGTGTGTATGTATGCTGTCTCTGGGACCAGGTTCTTTTATTCCCAATACCCGGCAAAGGTCGAAGTTGTCCAAGGGACAGGTTATCCGGTCTAAGTTTTGCTGTATGAACCGTGTGATGTCTCGGTTTTCATTCTGTATGTGCGTCCACATCGTGTCCAGGTTCTCGAAGTATTGGTAGTTGGGATATGTGATGCTAAATTCTCCACACAGTTTCCACCAGTCATAACATTCTAAGTTACTCCTGCGAACCAGCACTATGGGGTATCCCAGGGTCTTCAGTTCGTCCAGTTGGTGTGCGAACGTGTGTGACTTGATGATCCTCTGGCCCGTGCCCGAGAAAGGTTTGTCCCAGTTGTCTCGGCCATTGTCGAACTCCATTCCCGGATCGAAATAGGCTCCTGTATGCATAAGATGTTTGCGTCCAGGGGTATCGGCATCGTGGTAGTAGGTCCTTGCCTCGGAGTAGTCTGTGTGATCTATATCATCACTCCAATAGATGTTCTTGACAACACTACTCCACTTTGATCCCGGTGCCCCTGTAAACAAAATATACATCTACTTGGTCAACTCTTCCTTATAGATCGCATTGTAACCCAATTGATTCTTTCCAAAATCAGACAGTGTTTTCAATGCACCCGGTGTGATGAATGACTTCAGTGTCCTCACTGCGGCGTCACCCTCTTCACCTGTTCTCCATTCGTACTTGCCAACCTTCTTTTCGATGGCGGCAACTGACTCTGGATCCTTGATCATCTTGTCCAAAGCGTCGACAAGTTTTTGTTTGTTTGGATTGCCCTTGTTCACCCAGAATGCTTTCTGTAGTGCATCTCTCCAACTCTTGACAAGTTTGTATGCATCATAGAAGTCACCACTTGGTGCGACTCCGTATGTTGATTCATACAGTGCTTCGAATGTTGGTTCTGTGAAGTTTGGATCCTTGTCGTGCTCGCCCGTTTTTACATTCAAGAGTCCGTGATGGAACCAAGTGTAGGCATCGCCTTTCTCAATCACTGGCATCACGTGTTTCTTGTATGCGGCTGGATTTTCCCTTGTAGCGTTCAAGTCACCTCTAATAAATGCTAGTCTCCTCTCAGATCCTTTCATTCCTTTTACCCATACAATCTTTTCCTCAAATGTTTTTACTGGATCACCGTTGGGTCCTGTAAGCAACATAACGATTGCCATTATCTCTGGAGTCATTCCAGATCCTGACGGAAACTGTATAGGTCCGTTCTTTGTGTCTGCCTTGTTCCTTGCACCCACAATGATGTTTAGGTTCATGTGTCCAACCGATTCCCAATCAAAGTAATTGTACTCAACAGGTTCCACGAGATATGATATACCGTTACCACCATGTGATACCAGTATTGTCTTGTCATCGAACCTTAGTTCTTTTTGGAACTCGTTAGGTCCCAGTTGGTCTCTGGCACCTGGCTTGTAGATGAGATTGATCTTCTCTCCCAGGTGTTTCTCCCATTCTGCCACAACTATCTGTGCCCAAACAGAAGTTCCACCAGATGGTTTTTGTGGCACGATCAAGTTGTAATCTGCCAAGGCTGTTGTTGTCATTAACACCAACGCCATTATCGTTTTCTTAAGCATAGTCTAATCGACTCCTTTTTGTTATTCCCCAATACAGTAGCAGTATAACACATATCATGATAGAAACAAAGATAGGTCTTGTTATGACATCGCTGAAAGTATGCAAGGATGTTAGTTGGTAAGTGAGATTGTATATCCTGTCACTCAACAGGTACCCTATCAGCAGTGCTGGCCTGCTGACTTGGAATTTTTTACATAGCAATCCCATGATAGAGAATGCTACAAGTACCGCAAGGTCTTCCCAACCTCCTGTGTACTGCAAGGTTGCCCAAACAATCACGGCCAGTATGAAAGGAAAGTAGTACACATATGGAATACGTGTAACCCACCCTGCGAAGTATGCCAGTCCATAACAGATGACGGCAGTGACGATCGTCCCCAGCAAGAAAGCAAAAGTCATGCTGTCAAATAATCTGTCGTCGTAAAATGTATCAGGTGATCCTAAGTCAATGCCCAGATACAAAAATAGTCCCATCAGTATCGCGGCGAAACTTGCACCTGGAATACCAAACAGCACTGTTGGAATAAATGATGAGGCCTTCTGTGCGTTGTTGGCACCCTCGGCACCTATCACACCTTTGACGTTTCCATTGCCAAACTTCTCCTTGGGGTTTGAGGCCACAGTGGCACCGTATGCCAACCAGTCTGCCATTGCACCACCCAGTCCAGGTAGCAGTCCTATGAAAGAACCTATGGCTCCTCCCCTGATACTGTCCTTCCAACATCTGATAGTATCTTTTACGCCTTGTTTTAAATCTTGCCAACTGCCGTGTTCTGCTCGGATTGTTGTTGTGGTCTTTCTATTGAACCATCCATTCCAAAGTTCTGGTATGGCAAAAAGTCCTGCGACGAAAGGAAGTATCTGTACACCGTCTTCAAGATATCTCCAACCCATTGTGTATCTTGGCACGTTGTTTACATCAACACCTACAAGTCCTATGACCACACCCAACACTATGGCAAGTGTGCTTCTAACATATTTCCTAGTGGATACAAAACCCACAGTGACAAATGCCAATAGCACCAATGCCCACAGTTCAGGTATGCCCATGTACATAACAACCTGTGTGTACCATGGCAGGAATAAAAATGTTAAAGATCCCCAAAACAAACCATTTGCAGTGCTTGATGTTATCGCGGCCGACAATGCTCTTGTTGCCTCTCCGTTCTTGGCCATTGGAAATCCGTCCACCATTGTTGCGGCCGCAGAGTTGGCACCGGGTATGCCCAATAGCACACCACTGAATGAATCACCGGTTGTTGAGGAGGCAACTACAGCAACACAAAAGATCACGCCCAGATACGGAGTGTCCGCAAAGTAGGGCATCAATCCAAACAGTGTTATCAATCCTGTTGTTGCTCCAGCGGCTGGTATTAGGCCAATGATCAAGCCATAAACAATACCCGCCATGAGTATAGCAAGTTCCATGTTATTTTGTTTGGAGGTTTGTTGTGAACTTCCCTTGGAGCGTTACAACAAGATATATTAATAGTTATGCTGGTGCTAATTACTTTAGCATGAAAATGAGTCAACAGCAAAGACGTAGAATGTATTCACACCATGATCGTGATGTAGACGTTGACGAGGACTTTTGGCCCATGATAGGTGTGTTGGGGACTTTCTGGTTTATATGGACAGCACTAATCCATTTTTTGGACTGGTTATCGTTTGATGTTGTTCCGTTGTGGGCGGAGCCTTTGACTGTGATACCTTTTGTGGTATGTTTGATACTGTTCCAAGTTTTTGATTCTGCTAACCCTCTACATTGGTGGCCATTGATGTGGGGTTACAAGGTCAGACTGCCGGATGACTATTTGGTCAATGTGTATAACACAGAAGACAGAATTATAGAAAAGCACGGCGGTAAGATAAATGTTTGTGTCTTAGACCACGAGTATATTAAATTTCGTAGGAAAAAAGACGCTGTTATCTTTGGTCTGCGTTATTTCTAGATTCTAGTTTATCTGAAAGTTCTTTTATTATCTGCTGGTATTCTTTTATTTGAATTTCAAGATTGCTGACGTCTCGCTGTAGGATACTGTTTTCCTTTTTCAATTCTTCGTTGGTCAGCAGTTCTATCTCGTTGTTCATACTCTAATAATAATATAGGTTGGCTTGTTTGTCAATCGCAACTATAATAAGTAATATTATGATCAAATACAGTTTACTTTGTAGCGACTGTGACGCCAAATTTGACGGATGGTTTCCAAACAGCAAAGAATACGACAAACAGAAAAAGAAAAAACAGGTTCAGTGTCCTATGTGTGACAGCCTGCAGGTGGACAAAGCACTCATGGCTCCAAATATAAAAACAAAGTCAAAGAAAAGCAAACTTATAAAAGAACGTGAAGCAATTACCAGCAGTACCATGATGCCGGCATCACAGGCTCAAAACATAATGCGTAGGATTGGCAAGTATGTTACCAAAAATTTCGAAGATGTGGGCCAAAATTTCTATGATGAAGCCAAGAAAAGTGCGAATGGCGAAAGAGATGACAAATTTTATGGAACTCCAACAGACAAAGAGGTGGACAGTCTGCTGGAAGACGGCATAGACCTTTTCCACGTACCCAAAGTCAAGGACAATTAATCCCAAAAACACTGGCATTTATTGCCGGTTGACCTTTTACACGTTTTAGTTTATAATAGTGCTATGATTCGTAGGATAACAGAGATTGAAACTCCGGCGCATCGTAAATTAACAAACCAAGGAAAAGGAAACAATATGCTAACAGGTATGTTCAATACACTTTTTCCTTCTACTAAAAAGGAAGAAAAAACCATGGCAAACTCAACTCAATACGTTGTATACACTAGAAACTTCAAATCAAGAGCGAAGCAGATCGGTGTATTTGCGGAGCCGGCTTCTTCATACAAAGTTGATGGTGAAGTACACGGTGGTAAAATCAAATTCAAAAACCTAGCAGTAAAAAACACTGCGAGAAAAACAGCGACTAACAAGTTGTTATCAAAAGGTATTGATTTTACAGTTGAAGTATTAGGTGTAGCACCTAAGAACTCAGCATTGACTATGAAGTCAAACATCATTTCTTTATTAAAGAAATCAGGAAGAAAAGTAATTAATTACTCTGCGTAATTAAAAATTCAAAGGGGCGGTGCGGAAACGTATCGCCCTTTTTTATAAGCATAAGTAAAGATGAGACAAGAGTAACAAGACAAGACGCAGAAGACATAACAAACCTCCCGCCCTATTTTAGATACAGACTACCTCATAACATTAACAATAAAGAAAGAACAAAAATGAACAATCAAGGAACAGTGAAATGGTTCAATCCCTCAAAGGGTTTTGGATTCATCGCCTGCGAAGACAAGGACGTTTTCGTACACATTTCAGCAGTAGAGGCCGCAGGCCTTAACTCGTTGAATGAAGGTGACACGGTGTCGTTTGAAACACAGGATGGTCCCAAGGGTCCAAGTGCTGTGAATCTAGCGATAGCGTAGTATAAAGTATTAGAAGGGCGTTAGTGATATCGCCCTTTTTTTATGACCAGTTGAATTTGTCTAGTGACGAATCCTTGTAAGAACCATACGAGATATGTGTGTACTTTCCTGAAGTCAGTCCACTGTCTTTGGCAGTGATCGTGTTCATGAAACTAGTTTGATCCGCACTCGAGTCAAAAGTGGCTGTGAATGCCACTGCTTTTCCAGAGTCTAATAGTTCCCAAGTGACTGTTGATGGTATAGTCCAATCATAAGCATCTGCGTGGAATGCCACATCAGTTTTGGCTTCGTCCACTGTTCCCCAAACTTTTGGAGGGAAAGCATTAATGGCGTTGGCCGTTCCCGGCTGTAACCATTCTAATAAATTTGCTTTGCTTGATTGTGAAGAAGTGCCGTCACCAAACTCTAAACCTGTGACAGGTGCTGAATATCTTGTTGCTCCGTCAACACCAGAATCGGTGCCTTGGAAGTTGTCTAAATCGTGTTTTCTGTATGCTTGTCTAATTTTTGTTGCCATTTGTTTTTGTCTCCTAGGTATTTATCAGTTTGCGCCATAAAAAACCACATTAAAATCCTTATCCTTGAAACAACGCCAAGGATCTATCACAGTGCTTCCTTTTGCCAGATTGAAATACAATTTTTGCCTGTATTTTTTGCCGGTGTGGCTGTATGTCGTCTGTGGATCGTGGGCAAGGAAACACACACAATCAAACGGATCTTGTTTGAGATTTGGATCGTCGCCTGTTTCAATATCTGCGTATATTACTTCAACTCCTTGTTGCTCTACATAATGAGCAAGAAGCACACTGGGTGATCCAATAGTGTAGGGCACACTTGGCTTGTAGGCCTTGCCGTTTATCACCAATGGTTTGTTTTCTTTCCTGCAGATGTCGGCGACGAAATTTGCCATGTTTCTTGTCTGTTGTTCTCGGCTGTGGGCAATGGCATTGAAAAGATCGTAACCCAGGTCCAGTTCTTTTGCCAACCAACTCAAGGCAATGTTATCTCTTGGGTGACAGGCTCCTCCGTCGCCCATTCCTGCCTTGTAGTAGCCTTTTCCTGTGATCCTGATGTTTGCCTCTTTGAATGCTTCTGTGATCTTATCCACGTTCATGTGTCCTATTTTCATTGCCACGTCCTGTATCATATTGACCAAACTGATCCTGGCAGATATCATTGTGTTGTAAAATATTTTAAATCCTTCTGCTTCTTCCCACGTTCCCAGCATCTGTTTGGCATTGTTCCTCACAAGTTTTGTGTAGAAGTTTGCCACTGTTTTACTTGCTGGTGTGTCTTCTCCCTTTTGTGTTCCTATTATGACCATGTCGGGATTGACCATGTCGTAGGCCTCAGAGCCCATGGCTATAAGATAGGGATTGTAAACAAATTGGAAGTTGTTGATGTATTTTGAAAAAACTCTCCTGGTTGTGCCTGGCAACACAGTGCTGATAAGAACAACGATCTGATCTTTGTTCGCATACTTTTGGCACTGCTTCAAAACGTCCACGACCAATGAATAGTCAAAATCTTTCACAGGTAGATGTGTTGTTGGTTTGGATCCATCATAGTCTGGATGGTGGGGAGTAGGAACAGCAATAAAGATCATTTCTGTGTTTTTGAAAACTTCTCTGATGTCTTGCGTTATTTTCACGTGTGAAGACACCCTGTGTTCAACGTCATATCCTATAACCTGGTGTTGCCTGGTCATCTCTTCCGCACAAGGCAGTCCCAACTTTCCAAGTCCTATGAATCCTATCCGCATTAGAATTATTTAACAGCATATAATTCCTTTAAATAATAAAATGATCACAAACCGTAAACATCTCGAAGGTTGGATACCTTACCTGCGTGAACAAAATTACCAACTGAGAAGGTATAGGGATTTTCCGCTGGATAAACTTTCAATGAATCATACGGAAGAACTCACCAAGCACGCCGAGGCGTGGCAAAAAGATCCAAATCATTTCACATTCCATCATTTGAGGAACCTGTTTGACGATCTCTCTAGAAATCCAATTAGGTATCCCATGGTGGGAACAGTTCAACACAACGAGATCAACATAGATCCGGGCGGTTCGAGATTGATGGTGTCAAAATATCTTGGATTGAAGAACACTGTGTTGGATTTGATCGTTCACGAACATCACGACAGACTCATGGATTTTGAATTGATAGACACCGCCGATAAATTTTGTGAAATTTACAAAACATCTAAAAGTGACTTCCACGTGCAGTTTGATCGTAATGATATCAACAACCAAACCTACGAAAAGTGGTATCAGATCAATTGGCAAGACATGATGCACTTCAACACGGTTGATATAAAAGGATTTAATAATAAATTTCATGAACAGAACAAACACAAAGATGAAGTGTTGGAGTTGTATTTTTTATGAAAGGTCTCATAGTGTTTCATTGTTGGCAAGATATGAACGATCCAGTTGAACTGGAGGTTTTTGAGAACATAAAAATTTTACTGTCAAGCAATACAGCACCCGTACTTGCCAGTGTTGTAGAAAGACAAGACCTACTTGATCATATACCCAAAGGATCTATCACCAACAAGGATCTTATGCGAGAAGAAAATATCCTTGTGCTTCGAGATTGGATACGACAAAACAAAATCACGGAAGTCTACATAGCAGGCCTGCACTACAATCTTTGTGTGAGGCAACTGCTGACTAGGTTATGGGAAGTCAGTAACCTTATGAAACTTGATTGGGAGTGGAACTTCAAAGCAAGAGTAATAAAAGAATGTTCAGCAGTGGCAGAGAACGACAGCGTCATTGGACTATGGCAATATTGTGAACAGAACAAATGTGACCTTATCACGGATATGGAAGAATGGAAGACAAATTTAAAGTAAGACTAAGGGTCGTCGAGAAACAGATAGTGAACTGGGACGAGTTCATAACCGAATTCAACACAAGAATAAGAGATAAATTTTTTCCCATAGTGATCAAGATTGACGAGGGTCCGGACTTGTCTTTACTAGAAATACAAGAGTTAAACAGATATAAATTTTTGAAATGGTTTGATCAGTTGGAATGTGATGCCTATGTGGAAACTGACAATCTTATCGAAAAACACCTAGGCGAAAAGCATATAAAAAACTTTAACGAACTGCCTTTCTTTTTTTACAAGAACAACAATACACAGGATAAAAAATTTGAAAAGAAATTTATGTGTTTTGTTGGTGCTCATCGTTGGCCCCGTTTCGTGATTTCTTATTTCCTTTCTGCCCAGCATAAACAACAATCTTTCCTTACCTATTGGCAAGATAAATTTCCAACGCAGGACTTAAAAGGCAAACTCACTTTGGAAGAAATACGTAAGTTCAAGTCTAATTTGCCTTTGTACATCGAGACTAGTGAAACAATACAAAGACATTCAACAGGTTACATAAACTTCACAGACACCGGACCGTTATTGGATTTTTATCACAGAAGTTTTTTAGATATCGTTTGCGAAACTTGGCACGAAGGAGAGACCTTTATGCCAACCGAAAAGATAGCAAGGCCGCTTTCTTGCCTTAATCCCTTTGTTGTCTATGGGCCTGAAAACTTTCTTGCCAATCTCCGGCGTCTGGGTTTCAAGACATTTGAACAGTATTGGGATGAATCCTATGACACACAAACCGGGGATAAACGAATTGATTCTATCAAATCTGTTATCAATAAGTTGGCTAAACTTAACTATGAAGAAACACAAAAACTATATACTGAAGTGTTACCTATTTTGACACACAACAAAAAACTCTATGACGCTATCAGCAAAGAACAAATAATGAAAACATTCGATGGAAACTTATAGATCACTCACCAACAGGCCGCATCACTATCTGACACAGCACGGAGAATTCAAGCCATTTATAACACCAGAGCAGGCCAAGACAGTCACGGGTCGAAAGTTTTCTTTCATCAGCGAATTCAATCCCAACAACGACAGAATGTCATTGCTCTACGACACAATAAGGTCACACATCGAAATATTTGATCACGTTTACGTAAACTTTGGTGAACCGGGTATCATGTGGAAGGACATCAAGAGTCCTGTCTATCCCGACGGCGATTATTTCAGCACCATAGATTTCATAAACAGATTCTCCAAAGACGAACCCGTTGACTTCTTCGCTAATCTTGTAAGCCTTGTGCCCACAAACCGACCTTTACATTATGTGAATGATATGTTTTTCCAAGGAACCGACATTTATGAAAAGTATGATATCTGCAGAAATCTTTTTACGGAATTAGATCCAGATTTACGAAACCGAAAATATTTTTGGGAATCTATGTTCAGTAGGCACTTCAAGTTTTACAAATATTTCAAAACACATCCTGCTGACAAACTAACCTTGAGCACTTGCTGGCCGTTGGGTGTAGAATTCTACAGCAAGAATGTAAAAAAACCAAAAATTACTCCAGCCGAGGACATTGGGATTGATAACCTCAGGTGCAGTGATTTGTTTGATCCGGAAATTTACAATTTAAGTTACTACAGTATGGTATTTGAAACTGTGAGGCACGATCATTTCGCCATGTTCTCAGAGAAAGAGGCGAAGCCTATAATAACAAAAAGACCTTTTATCATATTTGGAAGTCATAGACATCTAGAAGCGTTTAGGAGTTTGGGATTCAAAACTTTCTCACCGGTCATAGATGAATCATACGATCTGGAGATAGATGAGGACAAAAGATTCCATATGGTGTGTGAGGCAATGGTTGAATTGTCAAAACAAGACCCTATAGAAGTTTACAAAGAACTACAACCTATTTTGGATCACAACAAAAGACATTTTGAAAACAAAGATAACTGGAACAAAGAATTTTTAAAAGCCTGGTACCAAGATAGCGTGGTAGACAAATGGGGTAATGTTAAACGAGCCCGGTAAGTTGTAGGACATATCTTCTTTGTTCTCCAACGTTACAGGCCATATGTTTCTTTCTGCCCTGCCAACTATACCAACTTCCTGCCTTGCCAAAACAAAACTTATCTTCAATCCATAGTTGATGTCCGGGTTTGGCATCTTCCAGGAAGACCATTATCCTGACAACAGATTCGGGATCGGCAACTTGTTTATTTTTCCTGTACGTGGGATAGTTGTCCTTATGCCAAGGCAATATCATGCCTGGGTCATACATACTGAGACTGAAAACTAATTCCTTCAAATCAAAGAAATCAAAGGCCTTTTCGAATATTGGGTCGAGTGTTTCTGGTATGTACACTCCGAGATTGTCTCCGTATATCTTGTAGTTTTGGTCCTCTGTAGAGAACCCGTGTGTCTTATCAGGATGTCGGTACCACCCGGAATCAACAAAATTGTCATTGTCCCAGAATACAGGTATTGTTCCGCTTTTACCATTCCAGTCAGAGTATGAATACTTCATATGATATACTCATAATTATCTACATAATGAAGACGATTGGTTTTTTTGGTGATAGTTTTTGCGAGAGTAGAAATCCAGACTCTTGGTGCGTACTATTGGCCAACAGACTTGATGCCAAAATTGTGAATTGGGGCAGGGGAGGAGCCAGCATTTGGCACACATTCATGGAATTCGAGAAAAGAATCAATACCAAACTCGTGCCTGACATCAATATATTTTGTTGGACCGAACCCTATA